CCCAAAAGAAGTTCGTATGCCTTCTTTCCATATCCATAGACCTTGACGCCTTCGTCTTCACGACCGCGAACGACCACGGGCGAGAAATAACGTTGGCGTACAAAAAGTGACTTAGCAAGCGTTTTGCTTTCCTCGTCATTGTTGGTGGTGCCTTCGCGCCATAACGCAGAAGCAAACTCGCAGATTGGACATGCTTCGCCGAAGTTACGCTTCGGACAAAGAACGCCGCCGCGATGCTCGCCTACATTATAGTGGAAGTGCATCTCCTTAAGGGGGTCCCCGTCATTAGTTGGGATAATACGAATGTCTGTATCACCCTCGTCCGGCTTAAACCAGACAGATGGAGTGTTATCTCCGTTTCCTTCTCCTCGAAGGGATGCAAGTTTTCGTCGCATCAGTTCCATATCAATTGCCATGTTTTTTTGTCTCCTTGTTGACTATAGTATACCAAGCGTTCCTTGATATCTCATTGTGGCACACTCGACGTAGCTTGTCAAGCGTATTGTTGTACTACGTTAGTAAGGGCAACGCAGAACCCAAAATCAGTAAAATCAGTTTCGTAAATCGCATAAGAAATTTTTCGAAAAGCATTTGTTGGCTTTGCCTTAAGCAAATCGACCAAACGTTTATGAAGCTCCCCATCTGTCTCCAATTTTTCCCTGTTTATACACATATAATAACATATGTCTCGATCCATGTCAAGAGGAAAAAGCCATTTTTCTTCAAGATTTTTCATATTGAGCAAACCGATGGTTCTAATACGACAAATATCCAATGGTTTCGAGACCATTCCGATTTCTGGCTCATTGTGTTCGAAGAAATTAAGATAATGTACCGTCTGAAAAATAGATTCATTGAGAGTATCGTAGTATTTCTTGATCGGAACACTTCCGATGTGCATTTCGAGAAGCTCATTGCTCATAATGGTTAATGACTTGAGAAGTCCCGAACGAGCATATTCTTGAAGAACACTAAACACTACTTTGTCGAGTAGTTTTGGAACACCTGTTAGCAGCGCCGAGTCGGGCTTAATATAAAAAACTTCGATTTCTTTATCTTTTAGTTGCTCTAAAACGCCGAGCGTATAATTAGAACTCATCGAAGAGCCCATCACAAAGAATTGAACTCTCTCATTAACGGGCTTAAAGAAAGTTTTTAGTTGTGGTATGTTTGCTTCATATTCCTCTGGAGTATCGTATGTTTGTAGCTTACGTTTATATTTGCTATGAGATTCTATCTCGCTGTTCAATTGAAAAACCTTGTAGTTTTTAATGGGTTTGAACTTTTCTACAATTTTAGATGCGCCGTTTCCAAGACCAACAACCGAGATCATATCCCCAACTCTTTCAATTCAAAATAGTTTTTGCCTGCCTTGATTGTACTAAGATAATCATCATCGCCCTCAAACGTTTTTTGAATATCTTTAATCAATGGCCGATCATCATTATGAAAGTCTATCACAATTTCATCATGAAGTAAATGGGAAATAAAAGATTTTCTTCCCTCCAACATCTTATCGATAGCCACAGCCTTCTCAAACACTCGGTCAGCGGTAGTGCTTTGAATCAAATAGTTAAGAGCCCGGCGATCATCGATGTACATCTTGCGCTTATAAGGTGTCGTCACATATTCTCCATCGTACCATTCTTTCAACAAGGTGTTTTTATCGTAAACCTCACTCAAGGGCTCTTTCTCATCAGAATTATACAACCATGCAAAAAACTCAATCTTAGCTTCATCTCTGGATAGTGAGTTCGCATACACATTGCGCACGTTCCATTCGTGAATATCATGAGCCGGCTGTTTGTAACCACATAAATCAAGAAACGTGCGAATCTCAGCGCCATTATAATCTAAGGCCACAAAAAGCTCGTTATTTGGCTTCAGAAGCTTTCTAAAGTCCTTCTTGACAGTTAGTATGGGAAACGAGCCAGGACGCGTTGTGAGGCGTCCTGTGGCCGTTCCGAACAGGTTGTAGTCGATATAGCTGTAGTTCTTTACAAGTTCTTGAGCTTTTGTGCGGTCGATGCTCGACAACATCAAGTGGCGGCAATCTTCGGTGTTAAGATTGAGCTTATTATACCTTATTTTATATAGGAGCTTTTCGACATCACACAGATGTTGATAGTTTGCGGGTTTTTTGTAGTTCTCAAAAACGTGTTCTGTGATGCGGTTCTTCACTTCACAGTATCGCTTTAGAAAATCATGAGGAACTAAATCAAAAATACAGTGATCGTTTAGGTCGACCTTCGCTATTTTAAACGTCTTAATATAAGCGCGTAGTTTTTGTTCGGTACTCTGTAGCTCCTCGACATAACCGTTAGGGCAGCACTCTGCTAATGTGCCGCCGTCCGTATATAACCATGCATACTCCACCTCATCGTCCAAAATGGAGCCGGTGTAACGCCAGGTTCTCTTTAAGTCTTCAGGGAAGTTGTCAAAATACAACTTACCGTCAACGTACATACCAATACATTCAGATTTATCGTCAATCGATTGAAAATACAAGAATAACCTCTTCTTTATTCTGCGCCAATAACATAACCGCTGAAAGGAATAGAGTATTCATCGCGGTGGCGAATATACTCTTTCATCTCTTCGGTGTCGGGAATCTTCTGGCTCTCATAATAATACTGTAGTGATCCCATTTTGTCAAATTCTTTATTTATCACACCTTCAAAAAAGATACCAATAGGTACCAAATTATTTCTCGTGCGACACATTGAAATAACATCTTGCACTATTTTCTTTCTCATGGAAATTTTCATTTTCGGTTTTTGTTCTAATAATCTGATGTGTAGGTAATATTGTGCCAAGACCGTAGGAGGCAAAAAGGCGCGCCACTCACTCAAGGTATATTTTGATGGCTCAATTACTTTATTAACTATATCACCTCCACACTCCTCTGTCAAGGAAAAATTATCTTGACTGCAAAAATTATACATCTCCAACAAAAGCTTACCAAAAGTCAAAAGACCAATAATTGAGGCAGATTGATATCCTTTGTTTATAATACTCACAGTGCTGTACATGTCGTATTCGCCGCTGTATGGATGTACGTCTTGAGCGCCGATATCCATTATGATGCGCCATGGGACATCTTGATCGATTCGAAAACCATATTCATTACAAGCATTTACAAAATATTGCCAATTCCTACTTTGGAGAAACTTTTCAATTTTTTGTTTGTCATTGGTAAGACTAAGGTCCGCTATCTCTAGCGCAAGCCCAGAAGTCATCACAGAACACCGCCCTGATTTAATAAAAGCAGGAAAAGTAAAAGGGACGCGTGGGGCCGAGTAAGAAAGATATTCCATCAAAATAGCCATAAACTCATTTACATTAGAAAAATGCCTCTTGGTATTGGTGAGAAATTTCTTAAAACTTTTAAAGTAAATTTGTCGATGTTTTTCGTATTCAGTGTACGGGGAGACATATGCGCGATAAACGCGCAAAGACGAAAGATAAGGGTCGTCTGTTGCGATCTTTTGCAAGTAGGCAGCTTTATCAAACTGGCGTGCCATTTCTTCGAAAATGTCTTTAACAAAATTCATCGCCTGTAAATTTTGTGCGCCAGGCTGGCCGTAATTCAAGGTGACGAGCATAGAAGGATCTAAAACCATGGGAGCCATATTATATCCTACGCGGCCATAATAAATTCTTTCTCCAAAGTTAAGATTAACAATGTTGCGATAACCGCTCCCATTCACAGTTTCAAGATAGTTGGCTCTTTGTCTAAATAACTCCTGCGTAGATCCCTGATTGTCCTTTTTGAAACTTGTCATAATAGTTTAATCCGTTTGCTCTGCGGCGGCGTTACGATTCTCTAGATAAGTAGTGCAAACAACATTAGTTTTGTCTCCAGTGCCTGTGTTCTGCCCACTTCTAATAATGGAATCAGAGTCCTGATGTACTGAGTGGACCCATTGTGCATGTATGGTTGTGTGAGCTTGGCCGGCACCAAAGCTGTGTTCTGATCGTTTTACTAAATAATACCCTCCGATGCCTAGCTTTGTCAAATCCAAAATATTAGCATCTTGAGAAAAAGCAGGTGTGCCCGGAGCAAATCCGCGGGGCTCTACAAAAAGATAGGTTCCCGGATAAGCATGTACAAATGCATAAGTGTCGATCTGTACATCATACACAACATGTAGTTGCTGCAATCCGTCATATCCATGCTGCTCAAAGCGTACTTCTTGTAGTCCTTTTGTTTGAGTCTTCGTTAATTTAATGTTGCGAATAAGGCCGCGGTCACGACCCAACACATAGTGATAAATGCCCATATCTCGATCTTCATTTGCGTTTCCGCGCATGCGCGACAGAGGGGTTGTTTGTGCAGCAGAAAAAACAAAATAATTATACTCATTTTTCCAAGGAATGCGAGTGCGGACTGAGCCGTCAGGACCTGATACTGATAATACTGGGGATCCCAATCTGTTGATGTTTGTTCGATTGGTATTGAGGGACATAATAGCTTGTGTAACAGGATCTGCATTATTACTCCGAGTGGGGCCAAATGCCGTGAGTGTAGCTTCGGTAACTCGGATATGTTGACGGTTCTTTAAACTGGTTCCGGCACAATCTTTGCCGTTAAGAACCTCTTTTACCAGAACGTTAAAAAAATCATTTAAAAACTTTGTTAAAGAGTAAAAGTTTTCCTGCTTACTGAGCATTTTTTCTGTCAAAAATTCATAAAAATACTTAATTGAAATTGGAATATCAGCGAAATTAACATATGCGCTCTTTGAGCGCGCTGAATTATCCGTGCTCTGGATGGTCTGTCGAGTTTCCACAGGGCCGAGGATAATGCGCATCTTTTTATAGTTAAGCAGTGCATTTTGATAGTTCTTTTTAAGATCTTGAAGAGTTTCATCGGATACTCTTTCGGTCATATCTTGGCCGCCAAATTCAGCCAAATCAATCAACTTGAGAGAATTTTTTATAGCGTCTCCTTGACTCAACTCTGTCAATTCCGTATCGATATTGGCTAAAATAAGATCCACCAAATCTCCTACATAGAAATAAGCCACAAGTTGGTTGCCAGTAGCAGATCCCAAAAGAGCATCTGCGACTGATTTTTTATTTCTTTCTAGTTCATCCAGATTGGGATCTTGATTTGTCGCAGCATTGGTGACGGCATCTTCTACCGCTTGCAACTCTGCCTCGGTTATTCCTTCGCCGGTAAGCGAGCCATCTAGCCGTAGTCTAACATTGGCAGCCTGCGCCACCGCGGATCGTACTATACGTTGTCTAGAAGGCTGCAAGTGCATCTTCCGCATTCTAATTACATCATCGCGCTGAAGATTAATATATTTCATTTTTCCTGCTTGAACCAGTTGTTTAGTTAAATAAGAAACTGATTGTGCGTTTGTTCGGTCTACATGTTTTTTAAAATCTTGTTTTAGGGCGCCCTCCATAGCGGCTGCATCTTCAGAGCACTTGCTTGTTACTTCATCAATGGCGGTTCGGCGCGCTAAACGCTCTAGAGCAAAAAGGCTCCCATCTTTGTCCTTTGCATTGGCAAAGATATTAAACATTTGAGTATCAAAAAATTGTTCAACATAAGCCAAATAATCAATATTAAAGGTAACTCTTCCTATATCATCAAAATCGAACGTGTGAACTGTGGGAGTAAGGTTAAGAGTAACATAAGATGCTTTTAGAGCGTTACGAAGTTCTTCGGTGATTATTGCACCGGACTCGCCGCCTACACCAGCATCACTTGGAATGGCCCAACCTACGTGGGCTTTTAAACGAAAATTTAACTCAGAAAGTTCAATATTTTCCCGGTGAAAATCAAATTGTCGGCGAGCGCGAGCTTGGGCTCCGGTGCGGCCGGTTTTCAAGGCCAAATCTACATAACGAAATTCTTGATCGCGGACATCGGATCCCATCTTAGAGGTTCGCCGGGGCATTAAAAGCTCTGCCATACTATTGGCGAATATACGGAGTCGACCTTTTATGCTTTTTTTCACAGCGAAAGGGTTACTTCCCTCATAAGAGAAAATAAAATCTTTAAGACCAACGCCAACGCCGCGCATACCTTTATCGGCAGTGAAATTGGCCAACCCTTCTTGAGTCGTATTGGTTTCAAACGGAACCTCTACTTCGTACATGTCATCGCCGTTTTCGTCAAAGATGACTTTATAGAGTCTAATCTTGGGCTGTAACAGAGATAGTTGTGCATTGGTCACATCAAATAACGACTGCAGGTCTTTACTTAATACCAAACGGTTCATAAAAGCATAGGGGTCGCCCGAAAGTAATATACTCGCATTCTTATCTGCGCCGTCTTGGGCCCATTTTGTCTGAGGCACGTTCTCTTTGTAAGTAATATAAGGAAGACGCTTATCTACCGGAATGTCGGGCCGAGCAGCCCGAGTTCTGGGGCGTCCCGTGTCGGAGAGTTTCTTTTTCTCTGCAAAAATATCCACGTAATTCATCAAAAAGCACTGTTCTTTCACTAGAATGCGGCGGCGGTCGATTCGTTCGGCTGCTACCTCACTAAAGGTCTCCTCTCCTCCGAGAGTACTTGAAAGAGTTTCATAATTGCGCCCTAAGACTTCTGCTAGATGTTTTCCGAAAGTATTTTCGTCCCATGACATTGGTACTTCAAAGTCTGTCGAAGCATTAAAGTCCGACATAATCTGGGCATCCAATAGCGCGTCTGCTACTTCCGCCGCCACTATACATGTAGCCAAGCGATCAAGTTTGTCGAGCGATGCTTTAAGCGTTTGAGCAGCCTTTAGGGCGGCGACAACTTTACTCTTAGAGGAAGAATCTAGCTTAGAAGATGGAATTTTGGCTGTTGCTTCTTCTGCTCTCCGTAATCTATATGTGAGAGTCTGCAAATCTAAGCTATGGTTGGATTTTTGGTCTTTCGCATTTCCGACTTGGAGGTTTCGATAAGTGGCGGCGTCCCAATCACCATATACGTTAGCCGAGTTAGTGTAATAATTGAACTCTGTAGGTTGCACCATTTCAAAAGGCGCGTCGAGTTGGCCAACTGCTGAATTTAAATCAAACTCAAGATCGAGACCAGCTACGTCTGAATAACTATATTCGACTTGATATGACTCTCCCACTGTGTGTACTTGTGTGTTGGCCTCGATGCCTGGGCCGAGTATGCTATAAATACCTAAAAAAGCTTTTGCGGTTTTTAAATTTGCCTCGGAAGATGTTTTGGTGGCCACACGATTACATAATTCTAAAAAAACGCCTAACGCGGTGGCCCAACCTGTCGGGTAAGATTCGGTTAGCCACTTTCCTGTTGATTTTAGAGCGTTGTTTGAGTTGGGGTGAGTCGCATCTACGCTTATATCAACATATTCACGAGACTCCTGAAGAGAGTGTTGAACATAAGCTTGATAGGCGCCACCATTATCATCTTCTACATCTTCGAGAGCACTGGGAATATTTGGCATTGGAAGTTTATTTTGATCACTAGCTACGATTTGAGCTTTAGCAAAATGAAGCCAATGTTCTTTGGAATTAACGTCAAAAAGCCTTCGACTCTTGATTGATTTTACATGGGGCGTGTGAACGGCTCCGTCAAAAATAACGTGATAATCAAATCTTGGATTGCTTCCACCAACCGGAAGTTCTCTCTTGAGAGCGTCGACATTTCGATTCGAGCCGTCATCTTGGTTTTGCCAATACCAGTCACTATTTGATCCTGCCTTTACAAAAGGAAATTTTGCAGCAGCAGAGGCTCGGAAATCAGTACCTATTGATCGTATAATTGTAGTTTTTACTTGAGCGAGTTCTCTTTTAAAAGACTCTAAGGCGGCCGGCCAATCTTGTATACATCCTTGCTGAGCGGAAGCTACTGAAGCTTTTTCAGATTTACGCTGCTTACCTACATCACTAGCGTCAAAGTTAGACCAGGCTTTCTGGACTAATGTTTCATAAAAATCAGCCGTAGCCAAGGATGTCGGGTCTTTGCCTTTAAAACGATTTTCGTCATCATCCATCCATGAAACAGGAATGCCGTTGGGCATCGCAAAATATTTTCGCTGGTCGGATTCGGCGAGTTGCTTGAATTGCTCATAGGTCCCTGGATATCTATATGACTCAGGCATTTTAATACATTCCCATTGCCATCAAAGTGTTTTCTAAATCTAAAGGAATGAGAATCATATCACCGGGCTTAACTGTGGCTTCTGTAGGGTATCCATTAAAAAGCGCAATAACCCACCAATAATTAACATCGGAATAAAACTGGTGTGCTAACTTATAGAACCTGTCTCCGTAGGTCCAGATGTGTTTGGTGGTTTTTATACGGCTGCGTTCCGCCGCACTTAAATTTTTAAATACCGGTGTGTTGTAGTGTGTAATCGAAGTTTTTACTTGGCGTTTTTTACGAAGAAACTCATAAAACTCCAAGTCATTGTCTAAAATTTCAGAATTAGCGTATCTGGGCATTTTACTACTCCTATCCTATTAAATCAGCTATATCTATTCCGCGGAGTTCAAACTCTGCGGATTCTTCAAGAAACTCTCTCTGTCTATCAACTTTGGCTTGGGCATCACGAGTTGCATATTGTTGATGCATTTCCTGGGCCATGGCGCTTGCAAATCCACCCGTATCAGTTTTAGCAAAAGCGAGCATCTCCATGGCACTGTTATATTCAGCTAGCGCATTTTGAACAGTGGCTTCAGACATTTGTCGTGCATATGTTTCTTGGCGTGCATCGTCGGCTGCTCGTGTATAGAGAGCCTGATCCAAAGTAAGGCCTTGTCCATAATCGTGATCGGCAAACTGATATTCACTACCTAATACGCCATATGGAAAAAATGTTCCCACCACATTTTCAGTATCTCCGAAAAACCCACTGTCATCAAAACCCATGGTGTGTTCATGAAGAACAGCAAAATCCATATTAACCTCTATTAATTTAGGCAATATCTTTGCGCCTGAATGAGATTGAGGGTCCTTGGGGCCGTAAGTTTCAAAAACGCCAACATCGGTCTCTAAATTGTGAGTAACACTGATATTCTTAATGGCGCCCAATAGTCCAATCCCCTCACGGTTAGAACGCTGTTCTTGATCGCCTGAAAACATATCATCAAAGCTGTGCCCGTTGTCATTTTTTTGGACAAGGTTCATCACTTTCATGCGCACCAATGGAGATTGATTGATTGTGTTCGCTTGGGCGCTGTTTCCTACTGTGGTATAAGTGGGGTACATAAACTGAAGCAATTTCTGTAATCTCCCTAAGTTGTCAAAGGCTTCACCGGTGGTGGCAGCCGGAATTTTCCAACTTAAGGTGATGGTACGAGTAGTGTTCTTAAACATGTAAATGGGATCGCCGCGGCCAAAAACAGTTTCTTGGGCCCAATCAGAATTATAAGTCTCATTAAATGCTGTAATGAATGCCTTAAAACGAACCGACTTTCCTGTTGGTACGTGAGTGAACCCGATGTTCATTCCTCGGTTTGCTAGGGAATCACTACCGTCCACAAAATATTGGGTAACTTCTTTGGCGGCCATGGCCGGCAGGTCGATAGTTCTTTCTGTAGGTTCTCCATTCGCATCAATGATATCTGCAGTAATCTTAGATGCAGGCACACCAGGAACGGTACTATTTGAAATAGTATAGCTTCTAAACTTGCTGACATTGAAGTTATTATCCTGGTCGCGTTTTTCATCATCCCAACTCATGATATATCATTTCTCCTTATGTTAATACGTAGTGCTCTCGGCAAAATGTTAAGGCACTCAAAGGTTGTACATTAACCCAGTCTACGGCACCTTAGCGCCGGCCGGCTTCATCACCGGTGAAGGTCCGAGTCCCATAGATGCGTCACGAACAATCTGGCCGTCGTCTTCTCGTTTAAAGTATACAACCATATCTTTCAATAGCGGAGTGTCAAAATTCAATTCAATGGCAAATCTCTCGGGAGGTTTGTTGTTGTTGGTTGTCGAATCTTTCTTAATCTCTACAGGGAGCGCCATGCCAGGGCGGTTAAGTGGTACAACTGCCTCACCATGCGAACCACCATGCAAAGTTGCGTTCTTAACGACGCGGCCTGGCTTGATGAAACCGCCGTTATTAAAGAACTGCTCATAGCCCATCTTTCCAAGTGTATATGCATCCATCGCCAACAATGCCCAACCAAGACCGGGTATCAGACGGGCGCCGATTTTGCCACCCAACCTTAAGGCCGTCTTCATACCCGGTATTTTCAGCATGTGAGAGATCCCCGGTAGGCTCGCAATTCCTCGGCCTAGGCCTTTCATTTTACCCCCGGCCCAGTTCCAGCCTTTCTTAAGGCCGCCCCACGCCGCTGACAAAACAGGAATACCTCCTCCTTTTTTTGGCTTAGATGGGGGAGGAGCAGGACCGATACGCCCCCCTGGGACTCCATAGGCGCCGCTCATGCCCATTCCGACCGCGGCCGCTGTGCCGGCAGCCCGCAGGCCCCCAGCCATTCGGCCGGCCGAGAGAGGGACGCGGTTCATCATGAAATTCATAGTCTGAATTGCGGCGGTAATTGCCCCAATTGCCAATACAACTGGTTTCCATTCATCAGGTGCAATTTTCCAAAGAAGATAGAATGCCCCTAACGTCGCGGTTTTCCATCCAAGCATAGCGAGCCGGCTGGCCTTGGAGGCTTTTGTGAGACCAAGCATCCCTCCCGCTACCATACCAATATTCTTAGTAAACAACACTAAGCCGTTGACCAACTTCATGCCTGTGATCACGGCTAGAAAAAGGCCCACAGCTTTAGTTGCTTTAAGTACAGCATCTTCATTTTCTAAAAGCCACATTGCAAGTTGATCTAATTTATCTACTAGAGGCAAAAACGCAACAGCTAATTTTAGGAGGACAGCGTTAAGTTTTTCTTTTACTGTCATCATCTCTTGCGCTCGCTTGCGTTCTTCTTCGATTTCTTTAGCGGACTTCATCGTAGAATCGGCAAGCATATCCATATTACCGCTCATAACTAAAGCTAAATCTGCTGGATTTTCAAGACCCATTGCTTCTGCGTAAAAGATTCGTTGATAATAAGACATACTATCCCACGACAGGCCTGCGTCATCAAGGGCGCCTCTCATCATCTCAAAACGCTCCACTGGATCTGTGGCCATCATCAGGTCCATCGCATTGACAAAGTTGCCTCCAAGCGCAGCGTTTAATTGACCTGCGGCAGTAGCGGCACCCTCAAAAGTGTCAAATTTATTAGTCATCTGCAGGAGTTTTTCCATCTCCAAGCCAGTTATCTTTGACACCCTTGCTATTTCTTTAAATGCTTGAGGGCCATTTTTACCCAGTTTAGCGAGAGAGCCTCCCATCTTGGCATAATCAGCAGCTAGCTGGCCAGGAGAAATCCTAAGAGAGCGCGCGGTTTCCATCAGTTCCAAAGAAGTATTTTGGGCTGCGGCGCCGCTTTGTCCAAACAACTTCATTGAATTTTGTACACCGCGAGAGAAATCATCTACGGCGATTCCTTGTTGCTGGAGTACCGTGCTGGTGTCTAAAAGAGAAGTACGCTGTTGTTTTGACATCAATGTGAAGTCGGTGGTGTTTTTAATCAAGCTACCAAAACTTTCTGAAACTTCTTCTAGTGTTGCACCATAAGCCAGATTAGCTTCATAATTTTGCTGCAGCATGTTGCGATAGCCGCGGCCCAATTGAAATTGCTTTTCAAAGCCTTTAGTAACTTCATCAAATGCAAAAATTAAGTCTTTTGTGGTGTGATAAAACTTAGATAAAGCAGTGTCTGCCACTGCAAGTCCCTTTCCGAGAAGAAAGGCGCCGCCCTTACCTTTATCGACAGCCGTGTTAAAGTCGTTCATACCTTGCACAAGATTATCTGTGATGGCAAGACCGGTCTTTTTTATAGTCTTTTCGACGTTCTCGTAAGATCTTTGATTTCTAAGAAGTTGCTCTTCACTCTTCTTGAGCTTCTTAAGTTCTTCGGTTTGTTGGTCCGACATATCTTCGCCAAGCGCGAGGCGTTTTTGGAGCATCTCAAGTCTATTGAGTTCGATCTTATTTTTTAGTTCAAGAATTTCATTATCTCGGATGAGATTGGCGTACCTCTTATTATCAAGAGTGTTCATGGTTTCGGCTGTCTCTTTTGCCGTTTCCAGTTTCTCAAGCTGAGCTTCAAGAAGTTTGCCTTGCTTTTCTAGATATTCGACACTTGATGCATTTTCTGCATTAAGTTTCTTGGCAGCTTCCAGCAATGCTTTTTGAGCAGCAGATAATTCAGAAGGATCGGGAGGATCAGTTGCCATATATAAGAGTCTCCAATAATCTATATTTAATTAGTTAATATAAACAAAAAGACAGGATTGATCATCCTGTCTTCTTTCCGCCCCAATTAGGAGGGGGCGCTGGGGAGTTAAACTCAGTTAAAGTTTGAGTTTTACCATGAGGGTTCCCCGACCCATTTTGTGCTGCTTGCATGGCCTCATTCTGTTCTTGGATGTATTTGGAAAGTCGTTCAACAAACCATTTCCTTAATCCAACGGGCAAATTGTAAGCTTCTGAAAAAGACCACCCACCCATATGTTTGAGGTAGAAGAATTGTTCATAAACACTCTCCATGTACTCAGAGGTCAGGCCAAAAAAAGTCCGCTGAAAGCGGCACCTCCAGATCTTCTTCGTGATCACAAACTTCACAATCGAAATGTTGGACCATATCCATATTAGGCGTTGCTAACTTCAAAACAAGTTGAATATGCCTTACGTCCATCGACGGTAAGTTTTCTACTAATTGACGAATCAAATTAGGGTTATTATCACCATTAACACTTACAATCAAACTTTGCATTTGAGTGGTTATTGTACTTTCAGCTTGTCGTTTTTTACGGCGATTCTCGATACGCGATACATATTGACGTTCGTCATCTCCAGTTAAAAGTCGCAACGTGACTTCAGCACCCAAACGAGGCAAAAGCGTCGTTAAAGTCCCATCTCCATTATCAACAGCTTCATTGGCCGTGAGACCACTACCATCATAAATATCAATTTCATTCAAATCAAAAGAATATTTTTGGGATGTCTCGCATGCTGGACATGTTACGGTTGTGTTGTAGACATTCCCGTATGCAGAAATGCGCGCGGCAATCATGATTGCATTGCGGTCACCAACCAGCATATTGTTGGTGTTGATGCGCTTGTCTCGAACTAAACTTTGGATCACGCGATCTATTGCGATACCTTTTTTTAACAAAGCGCGAGAAGTAAGCATATCTTCTTCTTTTGCTGTCATTTGTTTAATTTCAAGAGTTGCTTGGTTGTGTAAAGGATGCCCTTCGGGGTACAATCGACCCTGCGATGGCAGCGTTACAAATTCGCTAGGTACTACAAATGAAAAATCTGCAGGATTTTCATTCGTTAGCTCTTGGGGTGGGGTAGAATCTGTCGGCGTTGCCGGATTCCCCATCCTATCTCTATTTCGTGACAAATATCACCTCTCTTTATTGTCGTTATTAGGGGGTAAAGAAGTCGCTGTCGCCCTGGTTAGCAGTCGCAATCGAACCTTCAGTGTTCGAGGTCTGCAAACGAGCCCAATCATACTTAAGAGTCATAGAAAGCTCAGTCAGATCATCTGTACCATAGGTAAGATCACCAAACTTAAGTTCCGTAATCCAAGCATTCCACAAGGTCCATGACTCAAGCTCTTTGCCATCTGCATCAACTTGAGTTACGATAACAGAGCCCAAAGCAGACGCTGAGCCAGCCTTTGACAATGAAGTCAAATCATTGGCATTTGCGGGAGGTGCATATCCTGCGGCCTCAACCATTGCAGCCAAACTTGCGGCCATATCGGGATTTGTTGGATCAACCAAAGTAATGGTAACATCTTGCCAGGTAACCGAACCTGGGTAATAAAAAGTATGGTTTAGAAATTTATGTTCTGCTGAAGAAATCTGGAAAGAGGGCTTTGTTGCCGATTTGGCATACCACAATATTGCAGTACCACCATTACCACCGGAATCAAGTCCCGTGAACTCCACTTTAAATCTAAATGCTCTTTTCGGTTCTTCTAAGCCGCCATTGGCGAAGTTTTCGGACCAGAATGCCATACTTTGTTACTCCTTTATATTCTTAAATAGTATTACTAAATGTTTTAGTCATCAAAAGATGCGCCGGTCGAAGCAATCACGAAATCAATCGCGATATACTCAATAGCCCTTGCAGGCTTCACCATAATCTTAGCGTACATGATGTTTTGATCGATAAGATCTGGTGTTGTGGTTGACTCATCCAAAATCAAGCGGTAATCAGAGATACCGTATTGAACCTTGGTGTTAGCCAGGAGGGGCTCGATGAGTCCCTTGAAACGATTCCAGGTAGACTGGACGTTTTGATCAAAGAGCACTTGAGTCGAAAGTAGTGAGATTTGCTTCTTGAGATAGATAACAAGTCGTCTCACATTGATGCGATCCAGTGCGGATTGACGTTCTTGAAGGGTTTTCTGACCGAAGACCACAATCCCGGAAGATGGGAAAGAAGCAATCGGGTTAATGTTTGCTTCATAAAGAAGGTCACGGTCTTTGGAAACAAGACGTTCGGTAACGTTAGTAACTGGGATGCCTGCGGCGCCGTTTGACAGACCGCCGCGGTTGAAACCAGCAGGAGCGTACCAAAGCTGCGAGGAGCGTTCAGAACTTGCCAAAACACCCAACATAGCTACTGTAGGTGGAATCCAGACCAATTGGCCAGTACCAGCATCACGGGTCTGAACCCATGGATAGAAGGTACATCCATAACTTGAGTCAATCTGACGATTGCGCAGCGCAGTTGCTGCAGCAGTGGGAGTGGTTCCAATTCGGTCGGCTTTGTTTCCATAGTAAGCTTCGTGAGTTGGAATATACACGTTCGGAAGATCGATAAGTGCTAGAGAGTCTCCGCGAGCAGCACATACATCAACTGCGTGAGTGGTGAGACCATCAACAGTCAACCCAGGCACTGACAAGAGATTCATGTCAAGATATTCAGGATCCGCGACAGTATCGAGGGCGCGCTTAATCGTGTGATAAGCATATGAGTTATCTTCAGATGGAGATGTGATATCTGTAATACCCTTATTATAGAAGGGGTCTGGAACAGTAATATCTACACCGTCGAATCCACCCCAGAACGGTGCGGTGAAACGGTTGTATCCTGCATCGAGCAGAGTAACGTATGATGAGCCAGTGCCGGCAGTCACACTACGGCCAGATCGACGAGATCCTGATAGATAGTAGTATCCTGCGGTAGCAGACTCAACGTTGTCGAGCGAGAAGATATATGAATATCCTTCGATACCCGACGAAGCAGAAGCCTGGTAAGAGGTTGCGGTAGCATCAACGGGAACACCGGTTGATTGGCCGAGACCTGCATACCACAAGCGAAGTGTGTCTGGACAACTTGCATCATAACGGGTGCTATTTGCAGTACGAGTAGTTTGGAATCCCCAATATGCATCGCGTGGATCGGAGAGGCCGCCATCGGAAGCACTCAAACGAAGTCGCACGGATGGGAAGTTCAAGGAAGCTGTAAGGAATCTGGAGGCACTCTGTCCATTGAGCCCGAAAGAGCTAGAAATCATTGGCAGGCCGCTACCCAGAGAGGCGTAGCCTGGAAGGCCGCTACCTAGCTTAATGAAGCGTTGGGCGATTTGAGCCACAGCGCCACTAGCTGGGAGTGAACTTACATCACGAAGCTTGGGAGGACCGAAGTATCCGAATGGAAGCAAGCTTGCATCGGTTGCGCCTGCATCTACATCGGTATTCATTTCAACACGAATGAATCGTGATTGATTTGGATACTCACCATAGGTCTTGAGACGGCGGTCGCTACTGCTCCACTGCTGATATTGATCACCGATTACGCGGGCAATATAGTTAGGGGAAGTAGGATCTAATGTTAAGTTGTCATAGCGCTCAAGAACAACGATGTTGCTGTCACTATCGGACATACTACGAAGAACAACCGAGAAGGTGCCGTAATCAGACGTGGAGATGCTGGATTCACGGATCTTCTCAATAGAAACTTTGACATTCTTGTTGAGCCATTCTCCATGGCCAAGACCAATAAGGCGGAATAGCTTTTGAGCATCTTTGATCTCGAATGCTCCGGCGGCGCCGAGATCCTGACCAATAAACCAGCCAGCAACTGCGTCTTGGGATGGCACACTCTTCATGTTTGAAGGTGCTGCGGTAGAACCGGAAATAATACCGGCAATGACCCCGTAAAGAACGCCGGTCGACCCACCGGTCAAGCCGCGTTCGCGCAGTTCTTGTTCAAACGTCTCACCAAGCCAATAGTCTTGATAAGAAGCAGAAGGATAAAAGTCTCCTTGACCACTTGTTATTTGAGGATTGGTATTAAAGCGTTTGCGAGCGAAGTTGGCACTTGAATCATCAAAGTTAAAGGAGATTGCGGACTCACCTTTAGTGATTCCGCTAATCCGAACTTTAAAGTTACCGTTTGCGTCACTTTTAATCATTGTAGAGGAGGCAGTAACAACAGCCGTAGATGCCTGCGAGCCGGCAACATTACCACACAACGCTACAGAACCACTCTGCACATACCACACAGCGGCAAGTTGACCTTCCAAAGTGGTACCTGTTGCAACACTAGCGGAAGCAAAAACCCACAAACCGTATGCACCACCATCAGAACCAGTGATTGGTTTACCGGTGGTCTGCCAGCCTGCTGCGGCGGCGCCACCAGCGGCTGAACCAACACTAT